CTGCCAATGCTTCTTTGATTGCAGTTGATAAAACAACGGCCATTTACTTGATGGAAAACCAATCAATCAGCATTACATCAGGTACAGCCAATTACCTTACATTCTCGATCTCTTACGAAGCAATCTCCTAATTAGGATAAAAGCATGTCGTTTCGCTACAATGCCGGTATAAATCGCCCGGGGTACAACGCTTTAAAGGTTGCTAACGCACCGACCATAGGCTCTGCCACGGCAGGTAATGCTTTGGCTTGTGTTACATTCACTGCGCCTTCATGCACAGGCGGTAGCGTTATTACGACATACACAGCCTATTCAAATTGCGGTGCTTATACAGCAACAGGCGCATCTTCTCCTATACAAGTAACAGGACTAACAAATGGTACGGCGTACACGTTTAAAGTAGCGGCCAATAACATTTACGGCCCAAGTCCTTCTAGTGCTTCATCAAATAGTGTCACACCTGCAAATATTGGCTCTCAATCTTATACAACTCCCGGAACTTACTCTTGGGTAGCACCCGCTGGTGTTACTGCTGTTTCCGTTGTAGCCGTAGGAGGTGGTGGCTTAGGATGCCAAAGTAATATTGGTAGCGCCGGTGGAAGTGGTGGAGGTTTGGGTTATAAAAACAACTACTCTGTAACACCAACAAATTCTTACACTGTTGTAGTTGGTCGAGGCGCAACATGTTCAAATTACAGCGCTGGTTGCAGTTATTTTGTTTCTACCGCTGTTGTAAAAGGCGGAAAAGGAAATAGCTCAACAGGATGTACGTCTACCGCTGGTGGCACATATACTGGATGTGGCGGTGGAAATGGCGGTGCTGGCGGCGCTGGTTCTTATGGCCCAAGTTATTATCAAGCTGGCGGCGGAGGTGGTGGCGCTGGAGGATACTCTGGAAGCGGCGGAGCAGGTGTTTGCGGTGGCAGCGGTACTGGACACTCTGGTTCTGGCGGCGGAGGTGGCGGAGGTGGAAGTAATTCAGCTAGCACTTGCAATGGAGCAGGTGGCGGAGGAGTAGGTCTTTTTGGTCAAGGTTCCAGTGGCGCTGGAGGAGGAGCCTGTATTGGAGGCTATGGTGGTTCTGGAGGAGCACAGGGAGGCACTTCCGGAGGTTGCGTTCATGGTTCATCAGGTGGAAACTATGGCGGTGCTGGTGGCGGTCATGGTCACTTTGGCGGCTCTGGTGGAGCAGGTGCAAGTGGAGCAGTTCGTATAATGTGGCCCGGTAATACCCGTAGTTTCCCATCAACTTGTGCAGGAAGCCCATAATGCCTAATTTTTCAGGAATCTGGACAGTACGCCAGCAGTATCAAGCTAAAGGGCAGACCATTTGGCCTGCAACCCCCGGTGCTCCCACGATTGGAACAGCCACGGGTGGATGTTCTTCTGCTTCTGTAACTTTTACTGCACCTTCTTGTGCAGGTTACCCCGCAACTATCACAGGTTACCAAGCCACATCAACACCCGGATGCATTACAGCAACAGGCTCTTCATCACCAATATCAGTAACAGGTCTAACAAATTGCACTTCTTATACCTTTAAAGTGAGAGCACAAAATGCTAGTGGCTATGGGCCTTGTAGTGCCGCATCTAATTCTGTTTCTCCCGGAGTTGTTGGTTCACAGTCTTATACAACCGCAGGAACGTATTCATGGGTTGCCCCCGCTGGTGTGACTAAAGTTTCTGTTGTTGCTGTTGGAGCCGGAGGATCAGCCCCTCAATCTCTCACCGCATATGGAGCTAGTGGTGGTGGATTGGGGTACAAGAATAATTATTCTGTGACACCCGGCAACTCATACACTGTTGTAGTTGGAGCAAGTACAGCCAATAGCAATGGTGGTAATTCTTATTTTGTCAGCGCATGTTCTGTTGTTAGAGGCGGTGGAGGATATGCAGTTGGGTCAACAACATCTAGTCATGTGGGAGATGGCGGAGGAAACGGTGGTTTTGGCGGTGCTCCTTGGATTTGTAATATACAAGGTAGCTCTGGTGGCGCAGCGGGGTATTCGGGCAATGGAGGCAATGGAGCTGCATTCCCCGGCGGATCTGGCATATCAGCAACCGCAGGATCTGGTGGCGGCGGTGGCGGAGCAGGCAGACAAAACGGTGGATCTGGAAGACAAGGTGGTGCCGGTGGAGTTGGCTTGTTTGGACAAGGATGTAACGGCGCTGCTGGAACAGGAACTAATGTAGGATGTTGTAGCCCCAATTATTACGGTAAAGGTGGCAGTTGTGGAACAAATGGAACCATAAGTGCAGGCGGATTGTATGGAGGAGGATATTCTTCTAGTTATTGTAGTGGCAAAGGTGGTGGGGGCGCTGTCCGTATCGTCTGGCCCGGTAATACCCGTCAATTCCCATCTACAAATGTAGGAAGTCCATAAATGAGTAAGCAATATCCCGGCGGAATTATTTCAAAGACACCCGTAACCCCAACAGGGGGTTACTGTGGTACAGCACCCGGCATTTGGACATTAGATCAAGCAGCCAATTATCAAAAGCAAGGATGCTGGCCTAAGCCTAAAACATCCCCACAAGCTCCAACAATTGGAACTGCAACCGCAGGAAATGCATCTGCGTCTATCACTTTCACAGCTCCCAGTTGCACAGGCGGATCAGCCATTACGGGCTATACCGCAACATCATCGCCCGGATGTATAACTGGAACTGGATCATCGTCTCCTGTGGCGGTTTCAGGTTTGACCAATGGAACGTCATATTCGTTTAAAGTCAAGGCAACCAATGCCTTTGGTACTGGCCCATGCAGCTCATCATCCAATAGCGTAACTCCTGTTGCTCCTGTAACTTGTGCAACATATACGACTGCTGGAACATATTCATGGGTAGCTCCTACTGGCGTAACTAAAGTTGCTGTTGTTGCAATTGGTGGAGGTAGCGGAGGAAGAACAAGCTGTTCAGTTAATTGGTCAAATATGCACGGTGGAGGTGGTGGTGGTTTAGGTTATAAAAACAATATTTCAGTAACACCCGGAAACTCTTATACCGTTGTTGTTGGGGTTGGTGGAAGTGGTTCAACCAGTTGCAGCGTTAATCCCGGACGTGGCGGAAATTCCTCTTTTTGCTCTAACTCATTTATGAGAGGTAGTGGTGGATGTTTCATCGGTAACGGAGGATGTTATGTAGGTGATGGTGGTGGTTACGGTGGAAACGGTATTGGTTATTATGGTGGTGGCGGAGGTGCAGGTGGTTATTTTGGAAATGGAGGCCATGCCGGAGGCTTAGGAGCATATTGTTATCCAGTAACTCCTAGTGCTGGCGCAGCCGCAGCTGCTTTCTCTGGCGGTGGTGGTGGTGGAACTAAAAATGGATTATTTACTTGCCCAACATTTAGATTCAGCGGCGGCGGCGGTGGTGGCGGTGTAGGAATATATGGACTAGGAGCTGATGGCGGCTCAAGATCGGGAAGTTTTTCAACAAGTTCTGGAACAAATACCGGAGGTTATGGCGGTAGCGGCGGAGGAAATGGATCGTGTGGTGGTGCGTATAATTGCAACTCTGGATCAGCTATTGGTGGCGCTTATGGAGGTGGTGGCGGTAGTGGAGGTGGCTACTACACTTACGGTGGATATTGCTGTGGGTACATTTGGAATAGATCAAGCTACACTAAAGGATCTGCCGGGCATAGTGGCGCAGTTCGTGTTGTCTGGTGTGTAGGAGGTGTTCGTGGTACGCCATCGTTCCCGTCAACTAATGTAGGCCCTTAATTTAAACGGAGTAAAAGATGAATCTATACATTGAAACAAACAACGGACAACCCATAAACCACCCTGCTTTTGAAGATAATCTTCTTCAAGCTTTTCATTCAATACCTGCACATTGGGAATCTTTTGTGCGTGTTGAACGTCCTACTCCCGGACTTTATCAAGTGCTTGATTCAGAAGAGCCAACTTACCAAAAGGTCAATGGTGTTTGGACGGATGTTTGGGCTTTGCGTGACATGACAGACGCAGAGAAAACAGCTAAACAACAAGCTTTAAAAGCTTCTTGGGCAGCTTTGCCAAATGCTTCCAATTTTACCGCTTGGACATTTGATGAGGCCACTTGTACTTATATTCCTCCAATACCTCGCCCAACTGATGACAAGCAGTATTTCTGGCAAGGTACAACGAACTCATGGGTTGTAACACCCGAATATCCAACTGATGGAAAACAGTATAAACTAGACATACCCACAGCAACGTGGGTTCTAGTAACAACACCATGAGGAGAAGCACATGCCAGACGGCACACAAACATTAGAAGCAGAAGCTGCACTAGCAGAGCCGCAGATTCAAGGATGGAATTATTTTCCATCCACGGTCTATACAGTAGAGCGCCCAGACTTTTTACCAATGGTCAAAGAAGTCTCTGATGAGCGTTTAAAGATTCAAAAAGCGCAGAAGAAGATAGACCCAATCTATCCAGTCATCATGACGGATAGTTATTTTGCTGACCCCCGTGTGGCAAAGTTTGCCGAATTTATTGGTCAAAATAGTTGGTCAATCCTGCAAGGCCAAGGCTATGCAATGGACAATCTGTCTGTTGTATTCACTGAGATGTGGACACAAGAGCACCACAAGCACTCCTTGATGGAACAGCACGTTCATGGATTTGGCGCACAGATCGCAGGCTTCTACTTCCTTGAAGTGCCAGATAAAAGCTCACAAGTTATTTTCCACGATCCCCGTGCAGGGAAAGTGCAGAGTAATCTCATGGAATTCAACATGAGCAATGTGACCAACGCAAGCAATGCAATTCACTTCAATCCCAAGCCCGGATTGATGATATTTTCCAATGCTTGGCTACCCCATTCTTTTGGCCGCCATGCAGCCAATAAGCCTTTGAAGTTTGTCCACTTTAACTTGACTGTTCAAGTTAATCAAAATGTTACTTGCGCTGTACCTCCCCCTGCTGCGGAGATCGTATGAACAAGTACAGAATCAGATTCAATAAGTCTAGAGGCATGGAAGGGCGTGGCACTGTAGATCATGTCTGGCGTGTCTTTGAAGGCGATAAAGAATATCTGTTTAAACACGTACGCATTAACGTACCGTGTTTTAGTGAACTTGATCCCAGTGGCGCAGACTGGAACATATGCTGCTATGGCTTTTTGACCATAGATAAAGAAACATCAACCGCAACTCTTGGAGTTAAAAATGGCAACAAAAAACTGGATCGCCGGAGCAGTAAAGAACAAAGGTGCATTGCACCGAGCACTGAAAGTGCCTGAAGGCGAAAAGATCCCCGCAAAGAAGATGGCTAAAGCCGCCAAGTCTACCAATCCGAAGGTAGCCAAGATGGCTAATTTGGCCAAGACACTTGGCAAACTGAAGAAATAAGGTGAAGTCATTGATCCGTTTACACTTGTCGCCCTTGCCTCTGGCGCTTTCAAGCTCTGTAAAGATGCTTGTGAGATGTACAAAGAAGGGCGGCAAATTGTTACTGACATTGCCCATGAAGTTGATGGAGTTGTCAAGGACGTTAAGAATGTACAAAAGAAAGCCAAAGGGCTTCTTGGGTTCTTAACAGCCATTTTTAGTCCGGCTAAACAGGAAGAGCAACCAAAAGTTGCTCAACCTAAGAAGGCCAAGAAGAAAGAGCCTCCACCAGAGTTTGATGAAAACCTCATTTACCAACAGGTCAGTGATGCTCTCATCAAGTTCTTCCAAGCATACAACGCTCTGAAGAATTACGTCAAAGAACAGGAAGAATTTGCTCTCCACGCAAATAACGATGAAGGCCAAGAGGCTGCAATCAAGATCACGATTGCCAATTTGCAGATGGAGAAGTTGAATACGGAGCTGAGTAACTACATGGTGTATAGCGTTCCTATTGAACTAAAGGATTTGTACACTAGAGTTAATCAGCAAATTGGTCACATTGCCAATGTGCAAGCGCTTGCAAGACGAGAGGAAATGCTGAAGGAGCGTAGAGCAAAATGGCAACGGCGGCAAAAGGCGGATCTAATAAAGGGAAGAATGGCGGCTTCAGCAATTACAGTGCTGATGCTGATGTGGTTATGGCTAATGATTCTCAGTCTGACTCACTCGCCATCCTACTGATCATTGTTCTGTTGGTTGTTTTGCTACTGTTGATTCCGTTGATTGCTTGGATGTATGTGGATGTCAGACAGATGGAACTCAGAGTAAACAAAGCTTTGGCAAGGATTGAAAGCAAATGATTAAAAAATGGACTTTTGTAAACACATCAATTTTGATATGTATACTTTTCCCATTTTTTTGTACAGGTTGCCATGACCAGTATCGGTATTTTTGCCAAGATCCTGACAACTTCAAGTCCGAGAGATGCCAAAAGCCTATTTGTGAGTTTAATCAAGATTGCCCTGAGTATTTAGTGGCCCCTATTTTGGAGAAAAAAATTGAAGGAACTCCTGCTCCTGTTGCTCAACAGCCCCAAGGAACGCCTGTCTGCCGATGAGATAGAGATCAGGGTTAGATCCTTTGTGATCATTGTCGTGACCCTAATCCTTGCCTTTATTGTCATGGCTCTCCTTTATTCTGTGACGTTCGTCAGCCAGCCCATTAAGGCTATGGCACCTATTGACCAAGCCTACACCAAGATGCTGAACGACATCGTTCTTCTCATTGTCGGAGGAATTGGGGGTATTCTGACCAAAGGTTTGACCAACGAAGCCACTAACATGATGAACGCAGCAAAAGCCAATACTGCGGCTTATGTTGCTCCTCCTCCACCTCCTCCTGCGCCTGTTGTGATGATGTCTCAACCCGCAGGATGGACACCTCCATTTCCACCTCAAACGCCACCTTATTTAGAGCCTGACCATGAGAGGGAGAGAATGGCGCAGGCTAGAAGAGAAGCAATATGATTGCATGGTTCTTTGATGACTTGTTTTATTGGATAGCCCTCATCGCCTTGCTTGGCGGTGCAGTGGCTTATGGATTGAGTTATCTTTTAGGGTTTTTCCCTATGTTAAAGCCCCACGCCATCATCATGAAGGCAGTGGGATTATCGTTAGTTGTTATAGGAGGCTATTATGTTGCTGATCACCGAGGCTATGAAAGACGGGTTGCAGAAGATAAAGCAGAAATTGAAAGACTTAATGGAGAAGCTAGGGCAAAAGAAGTCGAACTCGGACAAAAGCTCGCAAGAGCCACCAGCCAACTGAAGCAGGCCAAAAATGACATTAAAACCAAGCAGGCTAGTATTAACGCTCGCATTGATGCTGGCGAGTTGCGCCTCCCCTCCACCTGTGGTGTACAAGCCAGTGCAGATGCCTCCAATGGAAATCAAGCCAATGGAACCGAATCTGACCGACAGGCTATTAAAGATATTGTCGCCATCGCCTCAGACGGAGACAAAGCAATCGTCAAGCTCAACGCCTGTATTAGTCAATACAACGAAGTGATGCAGACAGTCAACGAGGGTGTGAAATGATTACAGCAGAGAAACTTCATGCCATCCAAATTGGGCCAGAATGGGCAGAGCCACTCAATGCCACCATCCAGAAGTTCAACATTTTTACCGTCAAAGAGCAGGCCGCCTTTATCGGACAGCTTTCACATGAGTGCAACCACTTCCGTACATTGGAAGAGAACCTCAACTACCGAGCCGAAACCCTTCAAGCTCTCTTCCATACTCACTTCAAACCGGAGGAGTATGCCCTTTTTGCTCACCAACCGCAGAAGATTGCCAATAGGATTTATGCCAATCGGGGAGGCAATAGGAATGAGGCAAGCGGGGATGGGTTTTTGTACAGAGGAAGAGGCACAATCCAGCTTACCTTTCATGATAATTATTGGCACTGTGGACAAGCCTTGGGTCAGGACTTTGTAAAGAATCCAGATTTGGTTAAGATGCCCATGTGGGCAGCCATGAGTGGTGGCTGGTTCTGGGCTACACACGGATGCAACGGATTAGTGGATAATGATGAAGCACTGTGTAAACGCATCAATGGGGGTCTGTTTGGCCTAAACGAACGCATTGAATTGACACGTAAAACTCTTGCCGTTTTAAGCGCCTAATGGGACAATAAGCTATGGCTTTACACGCAATTCGTTTCAGACCCGGTGTAAACAGGGAACAAACTCAATATACCGCTGAAACGGTAGGAACCAATTCATCTGGATTTAATGCCCCCAATTTTTCAGTTGTAGCTGGTTGGTATGCCTCACAGAATGTAAGGTTCAGGCAAGGTTTTCCTGAAAAGATAGGCGGCTGGGTTCCAGTGTCCACCTATACCTATACGGGCGTATGCCGGTCTTTGTTCAATTGGTTTAGCCTCAGCGGAGTTGGATTGCTGGGTGTAGGAACCAATACCAATTTTTATGTCAGCCAAAGCGGCATTTACCACGACATCACCCCAATCAGGGGTGTCGCCACTTTAACCAATCCTTTCACAGCCACCGCAGGATCTGCAACCATTGTTGTTTCTGCCACGGCTCATGGAGCCATCACTGGGGATAGCGTTACCTTTACCGGTGCCACAGGATTGGGAGGCAACATCACTGCCGCAGTGCTTAATCAGAAGTATGTAATCACGGTTATTAGCGCCAACTCTTACTCTTTCACAGCAACAGCCACAGCCAATACAACAGACGCATCCGGATCTCCCGGGGGCGGTACAGTCACAGCAACTTATCAGATCAATGTTGGCCCTGCGTTGCAAGTCCCATTGACTGGATGGGGCGCAGGATATTGGGGTCAATCTACATGGGGCAATGGAGGTTCTTCCACTGTGCCTATCCGCTTATGGAGCCAAGCCAACTTTGGGCAAGATTTGATCTTCTGCCCAACCAATGGCGGTATTTATTACTGGGCATATGACTCAACATTTTCATCCGTTGGGGTAAATATCACAACGTTGTCTGGGGCATCAGATTGCCCCACTGTGGCAAACTTTATCTTTGTATCCGATGCAAGCCGTTTTGTATTTGCATTTGGATGTAACCCATTGACCGGAGGCGGACAAAACCCCATGCAGGTCAGGTGGTCAGACCAAGAATCCGTGACCATGTGGACTCCATCTGCCACCAATCAGGCTGGTGGTATTATTCTCTCCCGTGGATCCAAGATTGTTTCCTGCGTCCAAAACAGGCAGGAGATCGTGGTCTTTACCGACACATCCGTCTATTCTTTCCAATACATCGGAACACCGGGTGTCTGGGGTTCTAATATTGTGGGAGATAACATCTCTATCCTTAGTAAGAATTGCGCCATCCTTGCAGCCAATACAACTTATTGGATGGGCTGGGATAAGTTCTATTTCTACAACGGTACTGTTTACACGCTTACTTGCGATCTCAGGGAATACATTTTCTCCAACATCAATTTGGCGCAGTCTGACCAATTCTTTGCCGGAACCAATGAAGGCTTCAATGAGATTTGGTGGTTTTATTGTTCAGCCAACAGCACGGTTGTTGACAGCTATGTGATCTACAACTATACCGATGGCATTTGGTATTATGGACAAATGGGCAGGACGGCATGGATTGATACCACAGCCTTGACTTACCCCGTAGCAGCAACTTATAACAATACCCTTGTTTACCATGAGAATGGTTTAAACGACAATACAACCGGCACGGCTTACCCGATTGATTCTTATATTCAATCTGCGGAGTTTGATATTGGGGATGGGGATCGCTTCTCCTTCGTTCACCGTGTATTGCCTGATGTTACATTTAGAGCTTCTACCGCATCTAAGCCTCAAGTCAACATGACGCTGATCCCTATGCAAAACTCGGGATCCGGATATAACAATCCGCAGTCTACAGGCACAAACACCAATGTGGCTACGATCACAAGGTCATCCACCACACCGATTGAGCAGTTTACTGGGCAAGTCTTTGTCAGGGTAAGAGGCAGACAGTTGATATTCCAAGTTGAAGGTAATCAATTGGGATTACAGTGGCAATTGGGTACACCAAGATTAGACATCAAACCAGATGGACAAAGGGGTAATACATGACGATTCCTATTCAGACGGTATCCCCTAACCTTCCGTTGCCAACGGTTCAATACAGCCAAGATTATTTTAATACCTTGACAAAGGTATTGAGGCTGTATTTCAAGACCAATGACAATGCCAATGCAATCCTAGTTAATCAAGTTTCCACCAATCAAACATTGATTTGGTTGAACCCCAATCTATGAGCAATTATCAAAACGTCACTCCGGTACAAATAGCACAAGCTGCGTTGACAACCAGCTATGTAACGCTTTATACCGTCCCGACCAATCCAAATACACCAACCAGAACCTATCTTAAAGATATGGAGTTCTGTAACACCACAGGATCAGCCATCAATGTTTATGTATCCATTGTTCCCAGCGGGGGATCTGCTGGTACAGCCAATGCTATTTACTACGGTACGAGCGTTGCTGCAAACTCTACGTTGCAGTGGACAGGTACCATCGTCATGCTCACATCATCAACTTTGCAGGCAAAAGCCTCAACCACAGGATTAACCATGACCGCTAGTGGCGGGGAGGCAGTATGACCACCAATACCTCAGTATCAGATCAGGTTGCACAGTATTTTGCAGCCAACCCCAATGCCACCACCTCAGATGCGGCAGCAGCAGTTCAATCTGTTGGAGGCATGACACCTGATATTGCAAATGCTTTAGCGGCTCATTATGGAACAGATGCTTCCACGGTAACCAATGCTTATAACAATTGGTCGGCATCTCAAGCTCCTGCAACATCAGATGCACCACCCACTGCTGCTCAAGCTGTAACCCCCGGCCCTCCTCCAGTCGGCGCTCCTCCAGTTTCAGCACCTGCAACTCCTGTTGGTACAGGTGGCATATCCAATTTAACTGCTGCCGCACCTGCGTATAAACAGTACAGCCAAAATGACATCATTAACTATATCCAATCGCAGGGTATAGCTAACAATCCTGCGGCTATCAGTGCTGCGGTTCAAAAGTTTGGAGGAGATCCTGCCGCTGCGGCTCAAGCGTTGTCAACGATACAGGCAGGGAACGCAGACTTACCCAATACAAATATTACCCAAAACCAAGCCAATCAAGCAGCTCAAATTTATGCTGATGCGGCCAAGACGGGTGATTACACAAAAGCTCAGAATCTGATCAACCAATTGGGCATCAATGCTGCGGATGTTAAGTCTTACTTCCCCACATTCAACACCGCCCAAATGGGGAGTAACCTGTATTTGGCAGGTACGCCACAAGCCCAACAAGGGTTTGTCAAGCAACTTACATCTCTAGCTTCTAACCCAAGCTCTGCCACATCTGATCAAATTCAAACCCTGATCACACAAGCGCAGAATGATCCATTGCTTTCCAAGACATATGCCACACAGATTCAAACATTGCAATCTGCGTTGCCCACTTACCAAGCGCAGGATGCCATTACACAGGCTCAATCTGGTACTAATGTATTACAAAACTATCAGAACCTATTAAATATTGCTCAATCAGATCCAACTGTTGCATCTGCATTGGGATCTACCACTGTATCTGGGATTCAATCTGCATTGCAAGAATCTGGAGGCGGTAAGTACATATCCACCTTTGAGGCATTAACCGGATTGGATAAAGGTCTCCAATCGCAAACTGTTGCTCAATTGCCTGCCACCACTCAGCAAGTACCTGTGACGGATGAGAACGGCAATCCAACAGGGCAGACAACAACCCAAACCATCATAGATCCTAGTAAACTACCCAAAGGGGTATATGCAACGGATACAGGGTATGAGCAACAGATTCAAACTCCTTCGGGTTGGGATCCCGGAACAAAGGTTTATGCCCAGTATGACAATTCAGGCAAGCTAACAGGCTATTATTCCCCCAATCCCGTGTTCCCCACAGATGCAAATGGGAACATGAGCAAGACCAAATACGATGCGTATTGGACAGCAAGCGGAGCACCACAACCTAAACTAGACACATCTCATGGTGGGTTTGTATCCAACACTCTACAAGACTTAGGCCCCGGTGCTGGTTTGCTTGTTGGCGCAGGCATAGCAGCCCTCACAGGAGGTATTGCTGCACCATTGACCGATGCCATCTCTGGAGCCTTGACCGATACATTGGGAATGACTGCCGGAACCGCTTTGACAAGTGGAGTGGCAAATGCCTTGTCTTCTGGTGTGATCACCGGAGGATTGACAGGATTGTTAGGCGGTAGCCCAGCCAAAGGATTCGATGTCGGAGCGTTGGGTTCTGGCATTACTTCAGGTTTAAACGCAGCTTTACCCGGTGCAAACCTACCTGCTGCGGCTTCTAACTTCACTCAGCCTGTCGGCACTGCATTGGCTTCTTCTTTGGTTAACAAAACACCATTGGCTGCCAATCTAAAGAATGCAGCAATATCTGGCGGGTTGAGTACATTGCTCCAGAATTCAGGAATGAGTCCGAAGAACGCAGCCCTTGCGGCCTCGGTACTTCCGAATATAATGGCAGGTAAGAGCCTAACTCCCGCCAACTTAATAGCGGCATTGATGGCTATGGAAAAAATGAACAGTAAAAAGGCAACAGCATGACCACCACTACTGATTTTTCAATGGATCCATCCTTTTTAGAATCTATTGGAATTGATCCTTCATCTGTAAGTTTACCATCAACTGATCTATCTGCTTTAGGTATAGAGCCTTCTGTATCAGCATTAACAGGGTTAACTTCTGGGATTGATTTACACAATCTGGCTGATTTGGGCGTACAGGACTTGGGCATCTCTCAAGCCAATATTAATTCTGCTAACAATACGCTTAGTAATTTAGTTAACAGTAATGGTGGATATACCAGCCAATGGCAGACTGTTGGCGCAGATAAAGTCATGATTCAGGATGACGGATCAGGCATAGGTTTAAACACAGAAACTGGTGAGTCATATCCTTTAACCCAAGATCAAGTCAATAAGATGGTTTCTTCCGGTGTGTTAAACACTGCGGCTTCAGGGTACAACGCAGCAACTGGCGGGACAAACATTGCCCCCGGCGGTGGATCTGTAACAACAAATTCTGATGGCTCAAAGACCATCCTTCTGCCTAGCGGTGCAACACAGACCATCGATAGCAATGGTAATGTGATCAAATCCACATCCGCATCTGGTGGTGGAACAAGCTCTAGTGTTTCTTCGATGTTGCCTTTGTTGGCTGCCGCTGGTGTTTTGGGTTCAAAAGCAGCCGGATCCAGTGGATCATCCACAGGTGGAATGGGGATTAGTAACCTAAAAGCCTCTAGACCTGCCGTTGATTACACACCTCCTGCCGCAGGAGAAAAGAATGTTAGGTATTTCAATGATGTCACCTATGCCGCCGGTGGTGGACAGATGCATGGTGGTATATCTACACTAGGATCTTATTCTGATGGTGGCCACCTTTTAAAAGGCCCCGGAGATGGAGTATCTGATTCCATCCCTGCCACCATTGGAGGACATCAACCTGCCAGATTGGCAGATGGTGAATTTGTAATCCCCGCAAGGATTGTGTCTGAGCTTGGTAACGGATCAACAGACGCTGGAGCTAGAAAGCTCTATGCCATGATGGACAGGATTAAGAAAGCCCGCAGTAAAGCAAAAGACATTGCTGCGGATACCAAAGCCGAAAAACATTTACCTGCGTGAGGAACAAATGACTACTACTGCTGGAACTACAGGGAATACGGGGATCAGTAACATTCCCGGCGTGACAAGCACAGGATCTACACAGACATCCAATATTGCCCCTTGGGCACAAGGATATGTGGGATGCTTGCTGGGTAAGACTCAAGCCCTAACATCTCTTCCCATGCAAGTCTATCAGGGCAATCTGACAGCAGGCCCATCTTGCATTCAAAAGAATCTTTTCAGTGGTATTGGTCAGCTAGGTCTTCCTTCTGCATATGGTCAGACTTGGAGCCAATCAGGCATTCCCACTGCACCCGCACAACAAAACCAATCTGAGACTTCATTGGTTTCTCAAGCCGCTGCTGGACAACCGTTTACACAACCAACCGGTGCAGCAGCAATCGGTGGTACAGGATTCCAAGGTTGCCCCAATAGCGTTGCAGCCCAGTACATGAATCCCTATTTAAGCCAAGCTTTGGCTCCTGCCCTTAACTGCCTTGCCTATACTGCACAGAAAGATGAGCAGGGTATGCTTGGCAACCTAACCAAGCAAGGTGCTTATGGTGGATGCCGTCAAGCAGTGGCTCAAGGTATAGCTGAGGGCAATCTCTTGGCTTCACAGAACAAATTGATCGGTTGCGGATATGCCAATGCATATAACACCGGATTGTCTGCGTTTAACACTGCGCAGCAGAATGCCAATGCACAACTCAAGACAGCTCTTTGTGCCGGTGCTACCCAACAGGGAATTGCATGTAAGGCTGCTCAAGCTAACTATCAGCAGTTCCTAACCCAACAGCAATACCCCTATCAGCAATTGACTTATGCAAAAGGCATGCTTTGCGGATTACCCCTCAAACAGTGCCAGACAACACCCAATGCCATGTCATGTCTTGGAACCCTGTTAACAGCTTTAGGCGTTTACAGCAATCCTTGCATACAAAAATCATTGAAATGCTTGGGAAGTATCTTTAGTTCTAATGGAGCTGGCGGTGGTTCTGTTGTATGCTACAACGGACAAGGTGCTATTAACCGTGGAGATAAAGCATGACCACAACAATGCCACAAGGTGGGATTGCACAAGCAATGCCACAACAGCCTCAACAGCCTCAGTTTTCTGCGGTGGGACAGAATAATCCTTCTTCTACATCCCCCGAGGTTATGCAAAGCCCACTGAAGCTCAATGCATTATTGAGTCATTTGGTTAAACAAGCTACACAGCCTGACCAGATTCAGGCTCTTCAGTCCTATCTACAAAGAATTGCTCCTCAAGCCCCGCAGGCTCAACAGAGTATTATTCTTGGCTATCTCAATTCATTAAAGCAAGAGCAAACACAACCTGCTCAAGCCCCCCAACAGACTGTGGCTCAGAAAGTTTTAGGTCAAACACCTCAAGCTTCTTCCCCCATCATGCCCGGACAGAATGTATCCAATACACAACCTGTTACCCAAATGAAAGAGGGTGGAGTTGCTACGCTACCCGTGCCCGATCATCTTTATAACTTTAAAGATGGCGGTGTAGTGGGGTTTGCTGCGGCAGGTGCTGTGACTGATCCTGCAAAAGATTTCATGACTGAGTACAACGCACAAAAGGAATCAATAAACGCTTACCAACCAGAATTGCCTATCACGCAATCTGATGCGTTGAAACAGTTATCCCCAGAAATTCAATCTTTGTACAACACAATGCCCGGCCAAGAATTGAGCAAAGTGATTGCTGAACAAGCCGCACAAAGAAAAGCAGACATGACTCAACAACAGGCAGATGCTGATCGTGCAAGACAGCTAGGGTTTTCTCAAGCCCTCATCAATGCAGGCGCAGGAACTGCGGGTTTGAGAGGCATCGGTGCTTTGGGCGGAGGACTACAACAATTTGGTCAGACCATGAACACAGTGGCTGTCAATGAGATGAATCGTCAAGCTGCCTTGAAGAAAGAGAAGATGACTCAAGATCTTCTTGATGCCAAGATGCAAGCTGAGATTCAAAATTCACAACGTGCATGGGCTGAAGGCCGTGTAACGGACTACATGAACTCTCAGAATAAGATTGCCGAATTGAAAAATGACGCATCTAAGTTGAAACTCCAAGGCATGGGTCAGCTTATGTCTCCCCTTGCCACAGTGGAAGCAGAGAAAATGCGGGCTGATGCTCAGATGCAGGCCGAGAAATATCGTGCAGCTCATCAATCTGAAGCTCCTATTGTCCAAGTGTTGGGATTGCTTAAACAAGATCCAAAGAACGCAGGCTTATCCAATGAGGAATTATTGGGTAAGGCAACCAACTTGATGGGTAATGCTGGCAATAAACTGGACTTCCAGACGCAGAAAGCAATCTCTGAGGAAGTGGAAAAGAACAGGCCCAATCCTATTTTCATGGTTAACAATGAAAAGGATCCTGTTAAGAAGGCTAAGTTACAAGCTGAAAACGATGCGGCTGAGAGAGCAATCTATCTTAGATTTGGATTACAACCTCCTGCAAGTCTTACCCCAACTCCTGCTGCAACGGAAACTCCATCTCTCTTACCCAAGAAAGATACAGGTGGGGATTGGACTGGCTTTACTGAACATAAATAATGGCAACATACAGCATCACTGCGCCTGACGGTAAAACCTATTCCGTGGATGGCCCTCCCGGCGCATCCAAAGAAGATATTATTGCCGCTGTCAGTCATTACCATCCTATGTCTGTTTACACGACAAAGGAATTGGAGAGTGCTCCTTCTGCGCCTTTTTCATTCTCTAATTTAGGTAGGGAAAATTTAGCCGCAGGATTAGCAGGCACAGGGACTTTAGCCAATCTATTTGGGGTTAGAGGAACCACTACAGATTACCTCAGACAGAAACAAGAAGATCTGAGTAAAGGTTTAAGTCCTCTTAGGCAAGAAGAATTAGCCATCCAGCAAGAGTTGGAGAACCGTGCTCAAGGGCAAGGTGCCATGAAAGAGATTGGCACATCTCTCAGAGGCATTGCCAAAGCTCCATTGACCTCGGTTTCATCTGCCATCAGTTCTAGCGTACCATTGATTGCCGCTACTGTTTTGGCTCCAGAAGCGGCTGCTCCCGAATTGGTAGCAGGTGGTGTTGGTGCTCTTATGGGTCTTGGTGGACAGAAAGAGCAAAACTATACAACCGTTAAGCAAGCCGCTATAGATGCAGGTGAATCTGAAGCAGAAGCAGAAAAGAAAGCCCAAGCTGCGGCTGAGTATTCAACCAAAAACCTTCCCGGATTGGGTCTCGCCACTGCCGCAGGAGCATTGGAAGGTGCAGCAGGTGCAGCGGGTAGGATTGGTAAATTCCTCCGCCCCGCAGAAAGAACAGGGATTGAAACCCTAACTGCACCCAAGAATATTCCTGAACCCACAATGGGTAAAGCTTTCCTCAAGACCGCAGGAGAAAGCGCATTGACAGAAGGCATACAGGGCGGTGGCGCACAGGTTGCCGCTAACATGGCTTTGCAAAATGCAGGATTTGATACACCCTTGATGTCAGGTGTGTATGGTGCCACAGGCCATGATGCTTTATTAGGTGCTTTAACAGGTACAGCAGTTACCCCTCTTGAACTCAGTAACATGAAGAGGGAATATGAGATTGACAAGCTCAAGCAAAAGCAAGAAGAAGAAAAGCAAAAGGCCGAGTCTCTTCAGAAGCAAAAAGAGCAATTCAATCAACAGATGGGCATCAACCCTGAGACATTGATGTTGCCTGCTCCTGCCGAACAGGTGGAAGGCAATAAAGCCCAACAGTCTTTACAGAATCCTTTGGGCCACTTCACCAAAGAAGAACTTGGCCCTGAGCGTGTAGCAGCCATTGATGCTCATCGTGCAGCTAATGGTAAACCCGCACTTGACACCTACTCCATCGAAGATATTGTCGATGCGATGCCCAGCCAGTCTCATGATCCCAATGACACAAGGCCGAAGAATCCAGAAGCTGAACGTGCTGCTTTAAACGAGCTAGTCGCCAACAAAGCTGGTCACCAGAATGAGCAGTTTAAACCTAAAGATGTTTTAAACAAGGCTCTTGAGAAAGGCGTGGACACATCCACCGAAGGTTTTAAGGACTTCCTTAGAAGAACCACAGGCATTGGTGAACTGAATATGATGACGGACGGACAACTGTTTGCCGCCCATCAAGCGCTGGAAAACATGGAGCCTCACACAGGTGAAGGCAAGCTGATTCTCCCACGTGGAACAAATGCAACCCATTACAGCCAAGGGCAATACTTTGATGCAATCAATGCCTTGGATGCCAACCCCGGACAGCCTAATGGTTTAAACATCATTAAGCAAGCCACTGGGTTGACCCGTGACCAAGATGCGGCTCATCTGGCTGCGGATCTGGTTCGCAATGGGGATTTTGATTTAAACGAAAAGAATGAACTAACCCCACCCAGCACATCATCTTATTTGCCTGCGGGTTTCCATATCGAAGAAGGATCGTTCAAGGAGGGTGAAGCCCCTGAACATTTCAAGATCATGGCCGCAGACAAAGAACTCGGCACGGCTGATACACAAGAAGCCGCAGAAGAGAAGATGGCCAAGTATGCTGAGACTCGGGCTAAGAAGTCTGAAAGCATCGACAAGGAAATCGAAGAGAAGCAAAACGCCGTACAGAAATCCAAAGAGAATTTGGAAGCTATGGAGGCAATGGGTGAAGGTAGATCTCTTGAATATCAAAAGGCATCTGCCGACCATGCTGCTCTAGAAGCCAAGACTGAAAAAGAAATCGGTGATTTAAACAGGGTAAAGGATTCCCTGAATCCCGATCTAAATCCATTGTCCGTGAAGGCTGGAAACATTGTTC